ACTTTTCCAATGTTCTGGAAACATTGCTTAGTGGGATAAATGTATTCCGAGGTTTTAATTTGTTTCAAAAACCTGCGCCGAATATGTGAATCCGTAAGCTAAGCTATTTTCCAGATAAGGAGTTGAAAGTGAGAGTTATAGCTCAGCTTGACTATTTTAGTCAAACTGTTCTAAAACCTCTTCATGAGTATCTCTTTGCTGTTTTACGGAAAATCCCCCAAGACCAAACTTACGATCAAGGGGGGTTTAGGAAAGCGCTTGAAGGCGCGGAGATTTATTATAGCATAGATTTATCTAATGCTACTGATAGATTTCCGATTGACCTGATTGCGCAAGTACTAAACTCTCGCTTCCCTGCTTCTTATGTTGAGGCTTGGAAAGACGTAATGGTAGGTTATCCTTTTAAGTATTATCCGTATGGTAGTAAGGTCTCGCAAGAGATCTCATACGCTGTCGGTAATCCTATGGGGGCCTATTCATCATGGTCATCCTTTGCTTTAACTCACCATTACCTTATCTATTACTGTTCGCGGATATGTAACAAGGATTGAAAAACCTTGCCATACGCACTACTAGGTGATGATATTGTAATTGGTAATAAGGAAGTAGCGGAGGCATACCTTAATGTGTTGTCTGATCTAGGCGTTGGTGTTGCACGGGATAAAACCCATGTGTCACCTAATCTTTATGAATTTGCTAAACGCATAATTTATAAGGACGCAGAGATCTCCCCTTTTCCAATTAGTGGTTTACAGGAAGTGCAAAAGGCTAATCACCTATTGTGCAACTTGCTAATTACCTTGGAAAAGAAAGGATGGATCACCAAAGAGGGAATACCTAAGGCCGTAAGTGCTTTCAAGCAACGTTTCTCCCATTACCCCTCGCGATTAGCGAAGAAGGTAATGTTAGAGACTAGTTTCTGCGAGTCCATTATGAGAATAATGGAGGGAGCCGAGGCGGCCGACGAGCTTAATAAGCTGGTAGGGCACCTAGGTCTTCCGCTATCCCCCCCTATACAAAAGGGGGAGGCACCCAATATTTTAGAAAATATTGCGGTGGATAGGTTCGCAGACGCTAGTGAGGAATTATCACGTCCTGGGTCTCGTCCTTTGGGGGACTTGGCCACAGATTTCGTGATATACCTAACGGGGCTTGGAGACTTAGGTTGTAGTCTCATAACAAATCCTCTTCTTCAATCTTATGGATTGATCGAGGAGATGTATATGAACTTAGTGCGCGAAGGCGTGCA